TCATATGCTGCTGTTTGAAAAGATGTGCCTATTTGATTGAAAATATATTTACTATCTGAATTATACGATCCTGTAAATGCAGAAAATTGGTCATCTGTCATTTTATCCATGTTTGAAAGAGTTAAATCCCCTTTCAATACAGCAAACGCAATTTTCGAAGCATTAACAATGTCTTTTATTTTCACAATTTTCTAATAATTTTTTGGCAAATATAATATTTTAATGAAAAAATACATTTATCTTTGCATTACAAAATTCATTTTAAATCTAATATGTATATGAATCAATACACTATCGCTGAATATAGACGAGAATTTAAGATTGAAAAGAGCAACAGTACAGTGATTCGAATGTGTAAAGGTGGTCGACTCCCAAAGGGACACGTTCCAAAATTGAGAGGGAAAACATATTTGATTAGTGTAGTTGATAATATTGAAAATGATGTGGATCTTGAACCGTATTTGTTGGCTATTCGGGAATATGTGAGTGTGTTGGGTATTCCGTGTAATTTGGAATTGACTACGGAGATCGGGATTAAATTTAACGTTCCAAGGCAACGATTATTGAATGAGATATTAGGATTTAAACAAATATAAATAAATAATAATATGTATGCAATTTTAGACATTGAGACGGGTGGTTTTTCAATCACTAAAAATGGGATTTGTGAAATTGGAATGATCGCAATCGATGAATCATTCAATGAAATTGATAGGCTTCAATTCTATATTAAGCCTTATTTGAGGGATGATTTATCTGAATTGGTATCTTATAAGGAAGATGCTATGTTAGTGAATGGTATAACCATTGATCAGCTTGAAAATGGCATTGATATTGAGTTAGCATGTGAAAAGATAGTTTCGTTTTTAAATGATAACAAAATTGAACGGTTAATCGGGCATAACTCAGATGTATTTGATATTCCGAGAATCGAATACATTTTAAACCGTTTCAAAGGATTGTCAATTTCTACATTCACTAAACATGATACTATGAAAATGTCAAAGTCTGCATATAATTTAACTTCCTATTCACTTGAAAATTTGTGTAGTGAATTTATGATTACAAATAAAAATTCTCATTCTGCTACCGGGGATTGTGAAGTAACATTATAGATATTTAAAAAATTAATAAACTAAATACTATGGGACTAATTAAAGACTTATTTTTGAAGGTAGTTAAGAAGTATTGCAGGCATAAAGAACAATCTATTATTCATTCGGTTCAACCTAAAAAAGTACACGTAAAAGGATATCCGATTAAACTATTAAGGTATGACATTTATGAAATTAAACGCTGTACTTTTTGCAAGAAGGATGTTAAGGAAAGGATTATCAAACACGGATTAACCGAAAAACAAGCGATTGAGTTTGTTGATGGGAAATAAAATATTCACGATTGAACCAGCCACAGGGTGATTGATACAATAGTTTGTACAGACGATTTGTATAAGTGGTACTAAGGATTATTATTAATTTAATAGCCCTTTTTTATGTGCTATACAACATAGTTTTGTACTTTACTTTCAAAATGTGAGCCGCCGAACATAATACATCAATAGCATCCTTCTTGTGCTTGTTATCCCCTTCTTTCGAATAACTTACTAAATCGCTGATAAATGATTTATATTCCGGATTTTGTTCGTAATTAGAATCAAAAACAAAATATTTTTGAACGAATTCATAATGGGAAAGTATGCGAACCTCTTTATTTATGGTAGAGGCGAACCCACGGAGACGTTGATGTTCGTTCAACCTATTTTTTATTAGTAGAATTGCGGCTATCCCAACCCCGTTTGATTCATAATAAAGCTCTTGTAAGCCTTGTTCTTTTGTTTTATCTATAATGCGTTCGGTATTGGCTTCAATGCCATAGGTCGAATGTATAACGTCCTTAACGTAACACACAATTGAATTTTCATAAATAGCAACGTGCAAAAATGGAAATGAAAATTTGTCGCCCCCGGTATCAGCTGGATCGCCCACCCCAAATTTAAAGACGATGTTTTCTTCGGGGATGTTGGATAGGTCGGCAAATTTAAGTAATTCAATAGGGAGTAATAGACCCTCAACACTTAACGGCTCCTGCATATACTCTGCATTCCATGTTGATTTACTAATGCGTTCTTTGATCTGTAAGTATTCCGCTGTTGATTTTACATCACTGCAAAATGTTTCATTGTTGATAAGTGCCTGAATAATTGTACTACTAAATAAATGTTTCTTTTCGATTGCATCCCCGATTATGTCGTCCTTTGTCCACCTTGTTCCAATAAGTATTTCAGGACAATTTTTTTCTTTACGTGAATCATGTGCTGACTCTTTCCATAACTTTACAAATGCGTTGGTAGTGGTTGACATTGCATCCTGCATTGACTTATAAAGGTCATCAGTAATAGCAAGGTTTGCACCAAATCCAATAATAGTACCACCAACCCCGGCACCGAAATACCCTACTTGTTTACTCTTTGTTAATGACCACCCATCCAAATTTTGTTTGTCAGGTTGCAATTCAATTTCCGGGAATACCTCACTAAATTTTGTTGACCGGATGATGTTGCGGGTGTCATAACTGAATTTTTGGTAAAGGGTTGCTGTACATGTATTACGCATAACGGATAGTTCAGGGAACCGGGCAAGCCAATACGCTGCAAAAAGTGAAGTAACGTAGGACTTCCCGGATCGAGGAGGCATTGAAACACTGATAGAAATTGCATTTCCTTTGACATACTCATTTATAACGGTTTGAAATAATAGGGCAACTGGTTTAAAAAATCTTCTTTTATGCCTAAAAAAATCCTCATCATAGTAACAACAAAAAGCCCAGAAGTTAATCCTGGCTAAAGGTATAGAAATTATATTTTCTTTAAAGGCTTTCAACCGCCTGTGTTATTTGTTCGGGTGTTAGTTCGGGATATTGTATCATTGTTGTTTTTACTTCCATTTTAACCGGTGCATCATAGCCCAATATTTTGGAAAGGCTATCCAGGGATTTTTGTTTGTCCCAAAGTTTAATTTTAACCCACTCTTCTAATATAATACCATCCCCACCATCTGCCCTCCGGGATTCTTTTGTCTGAATTTCAGATATACATGCACGCTCAGCATCTGTTAAATTATCAAAATCTTTCAATAACATCCAGCCATCTTTCATATTTGCAAAAGAAGAAAAGGCAATTTTTGAATGTTCATTGATGATTTTAAGTGCTGATATTCCGGCTGTTTCTGCCAAATTATCACGCATATATTTGATACGATCCTTAATGTAAAGTTTTGTTAAGTTTTGACAACCAATTACTTTTGCCGTTTTTTCATTATAGCCCGCCACTTTTGCCGCCCTTGTTGCATTAAAATCAATACAATATTCATAGCAGAATATTTCCTGTTTAGGGGTGAGTTTGATTATTTTGGTTTCAGTGGTAGGTATGGGGGTGTCCATATACAAAAGTTGTTAATAAATTAATTAGCAAAGTAAATAAAAGATTTTGGAATATGCAACAAAAAAGGTGTAAAGTTGTGAATATTTTGGTAGGGTGGGGATGATTGGGGGATGATTTAGGGTAATTAGAGGTATGCAAGAAATGAATTATCTATGCAAGAAATGAATGTTAATTTTCCATTTATTGCATAATTGTTAAAAAAACAGGGATGTTTTGCAATGATTGCAATTTTAAAAGAAGAAAATTAAGTGAAAATAATTAAGTAAAGAATGTTAATGAGGTAAGAAAATGGGTCAAAAAATTAACTACCATGCAATAAATTGGAGTTGAAAAAAATTTCCTACATAGCAAAAGGGTGTTTTTACATAGTTTTTTAACTACCATGCAAGTTTTAAAATGGCTTTTTACATAAAGTTTAAAATATGTAAATTTGTAATTGACTAATATATAGGTATATAATACTTTTGATATACTGTTTTTTAACTAATATGTAATAAATAGGGATAATTGAAATAGCTAATGGGATTATGTTAATCGTTATTAACATATAGGCTTTTATAGAGTTTTCAAACTACTTGCATTTGCATATTAGTTAAAAAAAATATTACAAAGTAGCTATATCAGGTAGTTAGCTTTTTATTTAACGTTTGTTAATGCAAGAATGGCTTTTTCGGTATGTAAAAGTTGCATGAGCATGGAAATAACTTGCATGGGGTATAATTCTACATTTTTATTTTATTTTTAAAATAATATTTTGTATCTTTGCTTTTAATAATTGCGATCTCACAAAGCAATTAAAAAATTTAAAAGCACCTTTTCATTTATCGGGTAGTGAGATCCTCGATTTTTGGGTTGGTGCTATTTTTATTATTATGAATACAAGAAAAATTTACGGTTTTATTTTATGGGAAAAGTGGAAAATAATACCAACGTTTGAAAACGACTATAAATGTAGTACGCTTGGCAATGTAAAATCTATCAAAAAGTATGGTAATAGATTAGAAAGAGTTTATAAAAAATCAATAGGGTGGGGAGGATATAGGATATCTCTTAATAAGGATGGAATATATGGGACATATACTATACATTTATTAGTCGCATTAACTTTTTTAAATTACTCTTCCTTTTACCAAAAATCGTATATAAAACACAAAGATGGTAATAAACTAAAAAACTATTTAAGTAATTTAGAAATAGTATTTTAAAGTGTTTATATTATTTAGAATTACAATAAACAATAAAATAATAGAAACTTTTTTTGTAAAATATTATTTTGTGTAGTTCTTTTTATGTATGTTTGCATCGCTTTAGGATCAAGCCTAAATACCCATATAATAAGCCGAATGAATGATTCGGTTTTTTACCCACTTAATTTTAACATATTGTAAAATGAATATAGGATTAATTGATGTTGATGGTCACGGATTCCCGAATATAGCATTAATGAAAATATCAACATATCATAAGTCAATAGGCGATCAAGTTGAACACGCAACCATCGGACAGTATGATAAGCTATATGCATCCAAATTATTCAAATTTAGTGAAGATATAAATAGTTCAATGATTACATCAAATGAATTAATAAAAGGTGGATCAGGATATGATTTAAAAACACAATTGCCTTTAGAAATAGATTGCTGCGAACCTGACTACTCAATTTATCCCATGTATGACTTTTCATTGCAATTTTATTCAAGGGGTTGTATTAGAAATTGTCCGTTTTGTATTGTCAGGCAAAAGGAAGGGAATATACAAACTGTTAAACCTATGAAATTAAATCCGAACGGAAACAGAATCGAAGTTTTAGATAATAATTTCTTTGCAAATTCTGATTGGAAATTTGCAATAGAAGATTTAATACACGAAATGCAACCCGTAAATTTTCACGGTGTAGACGTTCGAATTATGAATGAAGAACAAGCATTTTATTTAAACAAGCTAAAACATCACAAACAAATACATATAGCGTGGGATAATCCGAAAGATGACATAATACCCCACATTAAAGAAATGATTAAGCATATCAAGCCGTATAGAATAATGTGTTATGTTTTAATCGGATATTGGAGTACCCCCGAACAAGATTTATACAGAATTGAAAAGTTGAGAGAATTAAATATTGATCCATTTGTAATGGCATTTGATAAATCAAATGAATATCAAAAACGATTTGCAAGATGGGTTAATCATAAGGCGGTTTTTAAAACAGTAAAATGGGAAAATTATAAATAATTAATATATGAAACGAATAACAATCAGAACAGATTTAATGTCAAAATCAAACTATGCTAAAAAATATATGATTAGCAGACCAACCATTGACACGAAAATAAGAAACGGTGAACTGGCTATTGAAAGAATTGACGGAGTTGATTACATTAAAATTCATTAACCATGATAAAAATTAGCGATACCGAATACTTTTCAAATGATAGGAGTATTCGATTCTTAAATATGGATTGTAATGAGTTTATGGCAGGATTGAAAGATAATGAGTTTGATTTGATACATAACGATCCTCCGTATGGATTGGGTAAAAGTGTTGTAAATAGTGGAGGTCGATTCAAAAGATATAAAAACAAAAATGGTAATTGGGATATGAATACTCCCGACACGAATCATTTTAATTTATGTTTTAAAGTTTCAAATAATCAAATAATTTGGGGAGGTAACTATTTTAGTTTACCAACAAACAAGCATTTTATTATTTGGGATAAAATTCAACCACAAGGGATAAGTTTTGCAATGTGTGAGTATGCATGGTCAAGTCTTGACAAAGTTGCTCAAATCTATTCAGAAAGAACTCAAGGACAGGAGCAGCGTTTTCACCCGACTCAAAAACCAATCGACCTTTACCGATGGATTTTACAAAACTATACCAAGCCAACAGATACCATCCTCGATTGTTTCGGAGGAAGCATGAGTCATGCAATCGCAGCCCACATGGAACGCAGAAACTTAACGATAATAGAATTGGATAAAGATTACTTTAAAAGGTCCTTGGAACGCTTTAGAATTTATGAATCTCAATTAACCTTATTTTAAAATCATGGAATACGAAACCTTAAAGGAATTAGATAGGGAAAACGCTATACGAAAAGTTACCCCGGAAGGTACAAAACTAAATTCAACAATTGTCAACCAATTTCCTGAATATCCTGATGTCATCGTATTTGGTGGCAATTATTGGAAGTCAAACGAACTTATCAGTGATTTTATAGACCGGTATATTGATCCAAAATCTGAAAATGATATTTCAAGTTTTTTACAGGAAATAGCCTACCGGATAGTTTCTGATCCGGGATTGGCAGAACAAGAAACCCGCAAGAATAAAAATATAGATTACCAATTAATTTATAGACAACATTATTCATTATACAGAAGCCCGGATATGCTATTTGATTGGTCAGAGAGTAAAGGAACGTTTATTTGGTTTGAGCATATTTTACCGAAACGAAGGCAAAAACAATTTGCTAAAATAATTAAGGATCAGGATAATGAAAAGTTAACCGAAATTTCGGAAAGGATCAAAAAGATATACAATTTTTCCGACCTTGAAATTATTTACCTACAATATTTTTGCAGTCAAACAAAATTAGATGATTTGGATCCATCATTAAACACCGTTCTTTATTTATGGAGCAAAGAAAAAATGACCGGGAAAACAACTATTTCGGAATACATTTGCAGTTTTTTAAATGGTGAGTGCAAAAAGAATGCAGATGCTCACAAATCAAATTTAGGACGAGAAATGCAATTAGGACGATTTGATATACCCACTGCTATAAATTCACGGTGTACGATTTTGGATGAGGCTGGCTTCCACGATATGACGAAGGTATATGATAAATTTAAGTCTATGATAACCTCTAATACGTGCGAAGTTGAATACAAATATAAGAGTTCTCACCGCCCGAAAAAATGTCATAGAAACTATTTAATGACCAGTAATTTTGATCCGATTATATTTGTTAAGGATGAGGAAGAGCGAAGAATTTTAAGCATTCATTTCACTAAACCGGAGCAAACAAGTTTTGAAGAATTGGAGAAAATTTGGCATGAATTTGTTTTTGAATGCAATTTTTCAAAATTAAAGTTAGAATCAATTTATCAAGAATCAATTTTGCCTAATAGCCAGGCAGGCGACATAAAATATGTAATGATGGAATTAAAGGATATTTTGTCAAAGGATCGAATCACAGCATGCACCCCATCGGGTTATTTTTCCGTATCAAACATTATGTTATTCCCTGAAATTATAACGCAAAAAACACCCCGGAATGTGGTAAAAGAGGTATTAATGAGGTTATATGGTGAACCTGATAAATGTCAGCGATTTTATAAGGGCCGGAGGGAAATACAGGGGGATGTTGAAGATATTTTGAGTGAAGAAAATAAGAAAATTGAACTGCCTTTTTAAAATACAAACCATCATGATCCAACTAAAACAAACAAAGCCCATTTTAAAGCCCGTTAAGGAAGAAGCACCCCTCATTAAATCAAACATACCATTTCAAACAATGGATTCAACAGAGGTGGATTTTATACGGCAGAAAATAGAAGCAAATAAGGCTTATCTATCCAAATGCACGAATCAGGGACAATACAGGAAAGTTGAAAAAGATACCTTGTTTATGGAAAATCAGATTTTACCGGTACTACTATCAAAAACAAATCTATTTTATAACGAACTAACAAAAAAATTCATTCACTATTTGGACTGTGCAATTCAGAATAAATGCAATTCTTTAGTAGTTTATTTGCCTATTGATGATAATTATATGGGTAATCCAAAAGCTGGAATCGCAAATTGTCGACAAAATAAAGAATTTGGAAGCATGGGAGCGGTTGATATTAACCTTGAATTAATCAATATGGACGGGAACGAAGCCCTATTTACAACTATTTTGCTTGATAATATATAAAGTTTGTTATTTTATTGCAGAAAGTAGATAATATATTTGCATAATTGAAATGAATGTATTACTTTTGGGTATTCAATTAAACAACTACTAAATATAACGATCATGACAATCACAAGAGAATCTTTAAATGAAATACAAACAATTTAAATATAAACAGTATGAAAAAGTACAAAATTGAAGCAATGACAATTGAAGCTAAAAACAAAAAAGAAGCTGTTAAACTTTATCTTATTCAGCATTTTGAAACTTATATGTGTGTATGTGAAAAGAGCTCTAATACTCTTTATAAATTGGCAAAAGAAGTATGAAAGACAAAACACCCGATAAGCAGTTCAATAACCACTTAAATACTAATCACATGAAAAAATTCAATTCACGCAACTTGCAAAATCTCATCGCCTTATTGGCTCTTATCTTATCAATGTTATTAATTATTCACTTTAACAAATAAACAAATCTTATGAAACATTTCAAATTAACATCAGAGACAAAGGTAAATTTTTTAGGCAAAACGCTATTTAGAATCGAATTAATCACTGATTGCAAATGGGGTAAAATTGGAGACAAGGGAGGATTTTTAGAAAAAGAAGAAAATCTGTTCGGTGATGCATGGGTGTCCGGTAATGCAAGGGTGTTCGGTGATGCAAGGGTGTCCGGTGATGCAGAGGTGTTCGGTGATGCAAGGGTGTTCGGTGATGCAGAGGTGTTCGGTAATGCAAGGGTGTTCGGTGATGCAAGGGTGTTCGGTAATGCAAGGGTGTTCGGTGATGCAAGGGTGTCCGGTGATGCAGAGGTGTTCGGTAATGCAAGGGTGTTCGGTGATGCAGAGGTGACTAAAAAAGTTTTTATTTTAAATTTCTGCTATAATCTCACATTAACAGATTACCATATCATATTTGGCTGCGAAATAAAAACGGTTCAAGAATGGGAGGATTGGTTGAAATCAGGTCAAATAATTAATACTCCAAGGTCGGATAAAAAATTTAAGATTATTGAAATGAGTTTGAATCTTGCAATCGAGCAGTGGAAACAATTAAATAGCTAATCATTCACTTTAACCCTTAAAACCATGTTTAAAAATGATATTTTAATTATTCCGTTAATAACGGTTATCGCATTTTATTTTTTCGAAAAAGATTCAAATAATGTTTTATCGACAAATATATTAATCTTGAATTAACTATGAACAAAACTAAAAAACGAATCTACATTGCACCAGGTACAACGTCCCGTATTTTTGGGGGTGTTATCATTGCCAAAGAAATCATTTTAAAAAATGACACATTGCTTAATCCCTGTTATTTTTGCTGCTTAGAACGCCTTAAAATATGCGAGAATAAATTCAGTGATACCCGCCCGGCTTGTTTTGGTAACGATCCGGAAAATTTAAGTAAGAAACCATTATTTTATAAAAGCTATGAAAAATAAAACATACACTGGTACATTTGAAATAATGACACCAAAAGGATCAATAAATTATACTGAAACAATCACAGCCAAATTTAAATTTATTGCCAAAATTCAACTAAAAATCAGAAACTCAGCTAAATTAATATCCATCGAATCAATATGAAAAAAATAAAATTTATTTTACTCATTATTTCAATTTTATTATTAACAAGTTGCTCAACCATTAATCATCACGGATTGCATAGTTCAAAATATGTAATTCACAACAATCAAATCAAATGAAAAATAAACTCTACAAACTCGACATCTTTTTTACCTCATTTTTTCAAAGCAAAAAATCTGATCGGATCACAAACGCAATCCTTTGGATTATCGGAGTGTATTTATTAATATTGACTATCATCGTAATAGCAACAAAATGAAAACAAAAATTGAAATTAAATCAGTATTTGGATCATTACTTTTTGAATTAAAATGTGAAAATAATACTCTTAAAAATACCGTTTTAGAAGCCATTAAAAGACATGCCAACCTGAGCGGTGCCAACCTGAGCGGTGCAGACTATAATGAAAATACAGGATTCTTACTTTCTCAATGTCCCGATGATTCTTTTATAGCATATAAAAAAGCGCAAGGCAAGATCGTAAAAATTGAAATTTGTGAGGATGCTAAACGAAGCTCCGCAACATCTTTAAAATGTCGATGCTCAAAGGCTAAATGTTTGGAAATCCAAAATATTGACGGCTCAATCTCTGAATTAAAAGAAATTCGAAGCAATCATGATTCTGATTTCATCTATAAAGTAGGCAAAATCAACGAAGTACTTGATTTTGACGAAGAAAGATTTAACGAATGCTCATCGGGTATTCATTTTTTTATTTCACGTGAAATGGCGATAAAATATAATTAATTAAATAAAACAACAATACAAAATGAAAGAACTAAAACAAAATTGGTACTTATCAATTACCGAAAAGGCCTATAAAATGTATCCTGGTATTCGTTTGACCGACGCCCAACTTTCCGGCATTATCACAAAAGAGTTTGGAGGTGAAACGGCTATGCACATGGCTAATATCAGACGATCCCGGTGTAATGATAAAATTCAACCTTGGGTTGATGCAATGTTTATGGATGGGAAATGGGTTAAAAATAAATAGGTCTAAAAATAAATAATATGCCACTATATAACGATCACTTCCAAAATTATAAACAATACAACATTCCAAAAGCACAGTTAATAATAGCAGACATTCCATATAATTTAGGAATAAACGCTTATGCATCAAATCCTTCATGGTATGAGGATGGAGACAACAAAAACGGTGAATCAAAACTTGCAGGAACCGAGTTTTTTGATACCGATAAAGATTTTAAAATATCAGAGTTTTTACACTTCTGTACTAAAATGCTTAGACCAGAGCCAAAAGAAACAGGTAAATCACCTTGTATGATTGTATTTTGTGCGTTCGATCAACAGTTTGAAATTATTGAAAAGGCTAAAAAATACGGTCTAAATAAATATATAAATTTGGTTTTTCGCAAAAACTTTTCTGCTCAAGTTTTAAAGGCGAATATGAAAGTAGTAGGTAATTGCGAATATGCCGTGCTGCTTTATCGGGACAAACTTCCTAAATTTAATAATAAAGGCAAAATGATAATGAATTGCATGGATTGGGCAAAGGACACAAAAACAGAAAAAATCCACCCAACACAAAAACCGGTTGAATTATTAGAACGACTGATTAAAATTTTTACCGATGATGGTGAAGTGGTAATTGATCCATGTGCCGGAAGCGGATCAACGCTTTTGGCTGCTGAAAATTGTAATCGAAAAGCGTTTGGATTTGAAATTAAAAAAGGGTTTTTTAAAGATGCCACCAGATTGATAAATCAAAATAAATTAAATTCTGATGAAATAAAAGAATTTGGATATGCAAAAACCGAAGTACAAAAAACAAGCCCTATTTTATTTTAAAACGCCCCTCCCCTCAAAATCAACCCCTTCCAAACTAAATGAAAATATATTATTTATTTAACATAATATATTTGCAGGATTGAAAAAGGTTTTGTATTTTTACATCGTCTTAAGGAAATAACCTGAGATATTAAGAAATTAATGGAATATGTACCAATCAAAATAAATGTAACTTTCAAAAACTTTAATCTTATGAGCAAATCAATTGACGAATACATGGATATTAACGAATCCTTTACGCTTAAAAATGTAAGGCTTCAAATAATAGTTATTTATATTGAAAAGGCTATAAATAGGCTGTGTGATGCACGAATTAGAGCTTTTAATCCTGTTGATATGGGTTTCAATTATGAAAAAAACCGTACTGAACAAATCAAAGAAATGGCAGTGCAAAGGTGGATTCTACGCTATGAAAATGAACTTAAAAAATAAATAAAATGAGCACTAAAAAAATAAATTTAGCAAATAAACCCCTTGAAAAGTTTTTAAGAGAAAAGAGATCGTTAAGTAAGTTTGTAAAATCCGCTTTAAATGAAAAATCATTATCCCTTGAAGATTTGGAAAATGATCCCGAATACACTATTAAAAATTCATTTCTATGGACATGGGAAGAGTTAGATTTTTGGAATGAATTACATGAAGAATTTACGCACCTAAAGAAATAAACGATACTAATCAATAAAAATAATCCAAATGAAACTATTTATTAAAAAATTCAAATCACTTGAAGATTTAGGCTTTGCAATCCCCACACAAATCACAGGAGGGAACGGTTTAGGAAAATCAACAATCTTAGAAGCTATCAGTTTTGTATTAACAGGAAAAGACCTATCCGGGAACGAATTTAAACAGGTCTATGACAACCGGGTTGACCTGCACGATGCAATTGCCGATGTGTCATATTTCGACAATTATGGGAATGAATGGCAAAGGATTGTACAACCATTATTTCAAACTAACCGGGCCGGTATTGAAGAAATAAAAATTAAACGTTCCACCGAATGCCGAAAGAACGGAATTGTCGTTAATGATTTTAGCGATGAGTTTCAGGACTTTTACAAATTTGGTACAGACTATTTTTTCAATCAGAAAGAGGATTTACAACGTTCAATTTTCATTGATATTCTAAAAAGTAAACTACCGGATTACGATGTGAACACTTCATCGCTAAAATTAAAAGAGCTGAAGAAATCGAAAAAAATTGAAGTTGATTTGGTCAAAGGATTACAGGATGCCAACAAAAATATAAAGGATGTGCCGGTGCCTGAAATTCCAACCGATATCGAAAAATTGAATGCTGAATTTTTAGCGTTGTCCGGATCAACGAACACCGATTCAATTTCCGAAATTAATAAGACGAATAATGAAGCATCATCCGTTTATTTGAAAAAGAAAAGCGAACTATCCCAGTCAATTTCTGATACTGAAATTTCAATCAGTAAAATAAAAAGTCAGATTGAATCTGAAACCGAACAACTCGAAACCCTAAAAAACTCAACTTTTACACCTAAACAAACCGAACCGACCGACCAACTCGAAAAAGAGTTAAGTGATTTACAAAAAAAGCTGCTTATCATGGAATACTTTACTGATCTTAATTTTTATGCTTCAAAGTATTTTGGTAATAACTACGTTTTAGTCAAAAACGCTGCGAAAATAAAGGAAATTTCAGAACGTGTTTTTATTTTTAGTGGACAAGAGAGCGGATGCCCACTGAATAAACAGGAGTGTCCAACCGCAAAATCGAACGCTGAAAAAACAGAAAAATTGGTTTTTGATTCTGAAAATGAAATTGAAATTAAGCAATATAAAGCCGAAAATAGGCGCATACTCGAAAAAGAGATGTCTGCTATCAATTCCGAATACATCACAGCAAAATACGCATTAAAAGAAGCTGAGCAAAAATTAAACTTATTGATTGAGTCGAACAAACACGTAACAGATGACAATTTAGTTACTGAAACATTTTTTGACGTTGAAAAAGAAAGAAAAATCACTGAGTCAAATGAAAAAATACGTGGGTTAAATTATGATTTAGAAAAACTTTCAACCCAACTAACCGAAAAGCAAACCGAATTATCAAATCTTATCGAACCAACACCCGAAAAACTGCCTGAATCGGTGGGAATATCAATTGAATTAAAAAACGCTCATTTAGAATTTGAAAGAATCAAAGAACTAATAATCGGAGCAAAAGCAATTAATGAGTATAATAAACAAATGATTGTGAACCGATCCGTACAAATCAAAGAAAAACAGGCGAATCTTTTACAAATTATCGAACAGATCACAACCTTAACAACTGAAATTTCTGATTATTTCAGTAACTTAACCAACATTGTTAAACAAGAGTTCGCCGGGGATATTTTGATAGATGTTGAATTACTGGAATACGTAATTAGTAGGGACGAATATAAAGGCACTTTTAAAATCACTGCAAACGGGAAAACGTTCCCATACGAGTGTAATGGCTCACTTCAAAACAATACAAAACTTCAAATTTTATTCAATTTGCAACGATTAAAAGGCTACACAGGTGTAACCATTATGGATAATTGCGAAAGCAGTACGACCGATCCTATTAACTCTTTAGGACTGAATTGTGTGTTAGCTTATGCGACATATGATAAAGAGTTAATAATAAAATAGACCGCAATACTAACAAATGTTATATTTTTACCATCCCTCAAAAATAGTTGTATATATTGTATATTATATAATATAATTTATATATATTTGCATCCTAAACAGTATTAAAACAACTAAATTAAAGCATTATGAGGGAACAAATCAAACAAAAAGTAGAGAGGGAACAAATTTCTCTCTACTCAATTTCGAAGGCCACACAGTTGGCATGGATCACCGTAAAGAATTATATTCAAACCGATTTACCATTCAACCCAACGACTGAAACATTAATTAAAAATTATTTAAAGCTATAAATCTATGACAACAGAAACAACAACCCAAGTAACAACAATCGCATTACAGGACGAATTCACCCCACTATCCGAACAGTACCTTAAAATGAGAGGTTCAAACGCTCCTGAATTTAAAGTACAATTCTTAAAAACATTTTCCGATTTGCTTTTTTCGCAAAATGATGAAATGTTGGAAAAATTGAGCAAAACAAAATCAGCCTCATTAATGAATGCAGTATTCCGGGCGACCGAATCAGGCGCATCATTCGCCAAAAAAGAAATTTCATTTATCCCGTTTGAAATTTTTAAGAAAGAAAAAAAAGGTGGTGCCGAGGTCAAAACTGCAACTGGTGAATATGAAGCCCTTGTTATTTTCGACATCAATTTTCAGAAACAACAGATTTTGAAACTTGCCAATTGCAAGCGTTTTTATACCTGCGAAATTCATGATGGTGTACAGATTATTAGTGATATGACTACCGGGAATTATTCTTTTGATGGACAAAACGATGTCTTTAAACCAACAGTAGGTTACTATGCTGTGTTTATTACTACTGACGATCAAATTTATGACATCTTCATGAGTTGTGCCGAAATCATAGAACGTGCCAAATTTAGTCAGGGATTCAAGGCAGCAAACTATACAAAAACAAACAATTCAATTCACTTTGAAAAAATTGTTGTTCGTAACCTTATGAAAATTATTCCTAAAATTTCAGAGGAATTGAAAAGTGTACTGGCTTATGATGAAAGTTCTGAATACACACATTATGAGCTTGTTGATGACAACAAAAACACATTGGAAGCCGCAAAAAAAGAATTGGCAGAAAAGAAAGAACCGGTAAAAACTACTGAAAAAGTAACTGCAAAAGTTGAAAAAGAACCGGAGGTTATACCAACTGAAATGACCGATTCAAAACAATCCGAAATTCAATCATTTTTCTAATGCGCATAAATGTAATTGCCACCGGTTCATCCGGAAACTTGTACGAACTGTTAGATAAGGATGGAAATTCTATCCTTATCGAAGCAGGGATGCCCCGACAAACATATGTTAAACATCGGATCGGGAAATTACCCCCTGAAATGTGTATTATTTCGCATTCACATATGGATCATGCACAATACAAGGGGGAATTTGAAGCGGTCATGCCTACATATTTAGCACAGGAAAAAAATGTTAGTGAACATTTCAAGGCGTTTGGATTCTTGGAAAAACATGGAGATGTACAAACAATGTGCTTTATAATCAAATCTTTAGTCGAGGATAAATTTTTATTCTTTGGAACTGATTTTGAATATAGCGAAAACAGTCCATTGTTAACGTGGATCAGGATGATGAAAGTTGAAAATTTCCTAATCGAATGCAATTATAATGACTGTTTAATTCATTTAAAGGATGTTACTGATGATATGCGAAAACAATGCAAACGGCATTTATCCGATAATGATGTGATAAATTTCATAAAAAAAACAGGAGCCAAAAACCCGAAAATCATCACTATTCACGGGTCGAACAGACTAAGTGCTGATACACACACAAAGAAGTACTTGAGCAGTAAATTAATAACTTCTACCGTATTTGTGGCGGTGGGGGTTAAGGATGGGATAAAAAATATATTTATAATTTGATTTAAAATAAACAACTCACTTAAAAACAAAATATTATGTTAAATTGGTTTGAAACAAAAATTAAATACGAAAAAACCGCTGAAGAAGGTAAAATCGTAAAAGTATCAGAATCTTATCTGGTAGATGCATTAACATTTACAGAAGCAGAAAAACGTATCAATGAAGAAATGGAACCATTTATTAGTGGTAAATTTATTGTTGATTCTATTCGCCGGGCGCGCATCAATGAACTATTCGCGAATGAAAACGGTGATAAATGGTATAAATGTAAGGTGTATTTCATTTCCTTAGATGAAGAGAAAGGGATCGAAAAGAAAACGTCTACCACGATGTATGTGCAGGCAAATGACACAAAAGAAGCTGAAATAAATTTGAAAGAAGGGATGAAAGGATCAATGGCAGATTATGATATTGCCTCAATTATTGAAACAAAAATTCTTGATGTATTTCCGTTTATTGCACCAAAAGATTAATTTTATATAATGTGATTTTTGGGTTATTCACTAACATCAACCCTTTGACGATGGAAAGACATACTTTGAGAGCGACTCAATGACTGATAGGAAAGACTATCATTTTTTAATAAATTAAACCATTAAAATAAAATCAATAACATGAAAGCAAAAATAATAAAGAAAAGTATCAAAGAGGGGGATAACTATTGCATCAAATCCTTATTCTGTTCAGTAGACAACAAAGAAGATGCAAATAAGTTAGCGATGGCAGCTATTGAGTCAGGTGCAACAAAAGAACAAGTAGGCTCATTAATCAAAGCCGGGACATACGAAGAAAAAGTAACTTATGCTTTTGGACTGAATTGTTCTAATTTCACTTTTGACCGTGTTGAACGTTTTGGAATTTTGGATGCTGACATAATTTTCATTAAAACTGAAAAAAACGGAAATACCTATTTCAATGCAAAAATTCAAATCATTGACAAAAAGGAGCAAATTCACGCATACGAAGCACCGGCACCAAGAGAGGATGAAGCGGACGGATGGGCGACAACATCCCCCGAAATTAAAGAGGTGCAACCGATGGGAGATGGAAGTCATGCGGAACCGTTTCCGATATTTGATTCAAACACACTTGATCCAAACAAAGTTAACGACCTCCCCTTTTGATAAGTAACTAATAATCAATACCATGCAAATACACGTATCCTCCAAATTCAATCACTCACAAAATAAATTTCACGATTCATTTAATATAAATGCAACCGAACAGCAAATTTTAGATAATAAAAACAAGGTTGTAAATATGTCCATTGAATCACTAAAGAAAAAATGTGAAACTTATTTTAAGGTTGAATTTGGCGGGATGGTGTTTTTTGAGGTGTATTATTTTAATAGCGAAGGAAAAGAAATCGAAATTTTTAAAAAAAAAAAAGAACTATGCTAAAATCACATAAAGAAATATTCAATAAAATGGATGCTTTATTTTCTATTGAGAAACCAATACTACGCACCCACAAGGGACGTTACGCCTCCGAATTACAGTTTCTACGAGACGATAATAAAAGACTCTTAAATGAACTTGAATTGGAAAGAAGAAAATCACCGGCATGGAGGGAAATTAGAAAATATAATGTAATGTTAGATTTTCTAAAGGATCAAACTAAAAATCAAAAAGATATTATTGCTCAACTAAAATCAACAATTCAAAAAATTAAAGAAAGATAGTATGGAAAAAATAAAAGACATTATCGATTCAATAGATATAGAACCTAAAGAAGAAGATTTTGAATGTATAAATGATAATCCATTATCACATCAATCATGCGGAGAGCGTCAAGGATGTATTCAAAATTGTGGTGAATGTGATTATTATCAATTAATCG